GACGCAGAACGGGCCGCTCTGGCGCCTCACGTATATCAATATGTGAACAATATTGGCCGTAGAGGGGGCGTTAGGGGATTTATCGATGCAGCAGGCAAAACAGCACTGGCAGCGGGCGCAATTGCAGGTGCTGTTGCACTTAGTCGCACTCCAGAAGGTCGTGACGTAATTGAAAAAGTTTCTCAAACTGTTCAGCCCCATGTTGAAAATATAAAATCAAACATTGATGATCTTTTTTCTCCCCCTAGGCACAAAGTAGCCTTGCAAGTGACGCCCGAGGGGGTGGCACACGCTGTTGTAATGCCTCCTGAAGGTGGTGATGGTGCTGTTTTGTCTAACCTCAGGGCTAGAGGGGCAGATTTTCTGGGGGGGTTTAAAGAAGGTGCAATGCGCCAATTGCAGCCGGTTATTCCTCCTTCTGCAGTAGTCAGCGAAGATCCAGAGCAAACTGTTGAAGTTCGGCGCCCCATCACCTACGGAAAGGGTTCAACTCCGGTGGACACCGGCAGAGTTACCTGGGGACGCGGCGGCATGAGCGCACAACCGGCACAGGCATCTATCCCAGACCCGTGGCAAGAACGCCCCCGTGGAGTTGTTGTAACAGATCTGTTGCGAACGTCAAAACAAGGGCCAAGTGGGCGTGCTGTGACAGATCTGTTAATAGTTCCCAAACAAGGAATGGGGAACATGCCCTACGAAATGCCGGAAAACATCGAACCAGGCCCCGGGTTAGAAGAACAGCTGGCAACCATTAATTACGCCAACAAAGCTGCCGCCTACAGGAAATCCCAACAATATGCGGAAATGGCCGCTCGCCATCCTTTCCTACAAAATATTGGCGCCAATGAGGAGCTTGTAGGGGGCGCTACGGGAACTTCTGGGGTATTACCACAAGAAAGTCCTGATGTGGTTATGGATGTAATCAATCGCTATGCACCTGATTATCAACGCGCAAAAAACGCCCAATACGGAAGAGAAGCCCAAGGGGAACTCCGGCGCCAAACCGCTTATGCCGGGTCTATTGAGTCCAAAATTGATGATTTGCTGGCAGATATCCGAGGGGAAGACCCACAGCCGCACGAAACAACGGCAGAACGTTATAACCAAGATGTTATACCCGCCCAAATGCGTTTAGTACAAGAAGCCAAAGGCGCACCCCCTGGCGCACCCGCAAGGCGACTGCTGCAAAATGAACCCATAACACAAGCCGGAATCCTTTCCACCCAGCAAACCATGGGACCGGAAGCCCCTATGGTTACAGGTCCCAGTTCACAGGAAATCAGTGACATGGATACGTTGCTGCTCCGTTCGCATGGCCACCTGCCGCCACCCCATCGAGCAGCGCTGCGCGATCAACTATTGGCGCAAAAATACAACACTCAACCAGAAGCTAGCCCCTCACCGCAGGTCTCTGATGCTGGCGCCATGGTCAATGCCCCTGTCGCGGTTGTAGCAACAAATCCTGTAGCTAAAGCAAACCAATGGCGCCAAGCGCGTGTACGTGCGGAAAGGGGTGAGAATGCAAGAGTTGGGCGCCTAGGCGGTTACGGTTATGATCCGTATGAACCCGTTGAAGAAACAAACGTCATGCAAGGAGCCCCCGGATCACGCCAAGCCCTACTGGCCGAACAACTGCAACGTGATGCTATGCGCCAAGCAGAGATACAAGGTCACTACGATTACATTGCAAAACAACGGCAAGCGGTACCTACCGCACCCTATAACCCACAAGATTTCCGCCCATTCATCAAGCCAGCTAGCACTTGGATTGGGGGTTGACCCAAAAAGGTAATTGCTGGTGCTAAATTAAACTCAGAGAGAGCCCTGTAATGACACTTCTAGAACCTATTGCCGCCGCTGTTGTTGCAGCCATTGTTACTGCTGGTGCAAACAAAGTCAGCACGCTAAAAGCATTGGGAGCTGCATTAAAGTATGGGCCCCTGCTAAAGAAAGCTTTTGATATCGTTGATCCTGTCCTCATTCAATTTATGCATGGGTGGAGCGGTTCCCAAATTGAAAAGGCAATTCAGCTATCTGTAGAAGCGGTAGGGGACGGCAAACTGACTACGGAAGAGATCGAAACCGTAGCAGCAAAGATTGCGGAACTTTGGATTCCCAGCAAAGCCGTTGCAAAAATGGAGAAATTTGCAACTGCAGCCGAAACTCCAGTTGGGCTTGTAGCTTCTAAGTTTATCGCTGACAGCATCAATGGCGTCAAAACTAAAGATGAAGCGATTGCCGCTATCAAAAAATTAGCCACAGGTAAGTAATATGGCGAAAGACGAAAAGTTTATTCAACACGCGATTAAACACCCTGGGGCATTCTCAAAGAAAGCCAAGGAAGCTCACATGAGCACAGCTGCGTTTGCCGCCAAGGTTGCGGCCCACCCTGAACATTACGACAAGTCAACGGTAAAGCAAGCAAACCTAGCGAAAACGTTAAGCAAACTCCGCAAGCGTAAAGGCAAATAAACATGGCCAATGGTGATCAACCATTTTCATTAAATTACACTTCGCCCACTGCAAAGGCGGTTAGAAGTGGTCAGTCCCCGGATGTCAACACACTTGGGGTAAATGCGCCAACCGTTAATCCCACTTCAATTTATGCGGATTTTTTAAAAGGCAGCACCAATGCAGCCAACAAGAATTTTTACGCACAAGGTTTTGATCCAACAACCGTACAAACACAAATAAATGACACCGGGGTACAACCAAATTTTGGCAGTACCCCCGATCAAACAGACCCCAAAAATCCCAATAACATTACTGCGCAAGGTTTTCTTAATAATTACCAACAAGGTATTCAGCGTGGTTTAATTGTTCAACCAGTAAATCCAAACAATCTTGGTCCATACATGTCCAAGCCTGTTCCATATCAAGCTGATGATAGACTTGTAGGACAAGCCACACCTTTCCCCGGCTCATCAGGGACCAAAATAGGATGAACCCCGAAGAATTAAGAACAGCTGGAAACGCACTGGGATCATTTTTGACTCAGCTCGGTATCCAAACGGCTAAAACTGCCGGAAAAGTAGGTGCAGAACGTTTGGGTACAAATATCGGGCAACGCATTGGTGATCTTGCCAGAAACCCATATACAACACCGCCCAGCAACATCAGTAGCGTAGACAAAGCGCAAGCGTATCGGTTGCAGGCTATGATGCTTGGACATCAACAACAGCTGCAGCAAATGGAAATGGAGCAACAGCTGAACCAACAAAAATATCTACAACAATTGGGAACAATTCAAGCACGCCACCAATATGATCAACCACAGGCCACGCCAGGTGCACTAGGTAATTACATGACCCCCACTGGTGCCAATTATGTACCTGGTAGTTTTATGCAAAACTACCAACCACGTCAATACCTTTGATTGAATGTGGATCGTACAATAGTTTGATAAATCACTAACCGCACATAACCAACAGGTATCTAAATGGCTGACTATAGCGGCGCATCAAACATAAGTTTTGATCCAGGGGCATATTCTTCTGGGGTCGATCTTGCACCTGGTGCATCAAGTTATGGCAGCAGCCTTTCGCAGTATCAGATGCCGAGCGACTGGAGCGGTGGTATTGGGGGAAGTGGGTTCTCAGCAGGCGATGCTTATGGTGGAGGATTCAACCTTGGCTCCGGTGGGGGCAGTGCGCCTCGCTGGCAAGATACTGGATGGGGAAAGGGGTTAAGTGCAGGGTCAGCATTTCTTACTTCTTATTTAAATAAAAATTCACACAATTTAAATGCAGGCAGCGATCCTTACGGCAGGGGGAATACTGCATGGGGGTCCCCTGCAAATGTCGCATCCTCTTGGTCGCAACTTGGCTCAACGGTTAAAGATTTAGGTGATGGAAATAGTGTTGAAACGTATCCAACCTCACATCAAATTGGTTACATCCCAGGGACCCCAGGTAGCCGTGGATGGGGAAGTTCAATTGTGGGGACACTGGGGGCAGCACTTGCGCCTGTCACTAGTGGACTCAGTGCAGCCATTGCCGCACCTATTTCAGCTGGCATGGGGGCATTCAACGTTTAGGAATTACTTAGCCTAAAATACATAACATAAGGAGTTAGCGTATGTGGCCCGCACTATTTGAATTGCCTAGTTTGGGCGAAGCAGCTTTACCTATACTTAGCGGAATTGGCGCCTTCATTCAGAACATGGGTCAAACTGGTGACCCATTAAAAGCGCTTTCTACGGGAGGATTAACAGCAGCGGGTACTTTGGGATTAGGTAGGGCCTTTGGTGGTGCAACACGAATGGCGGGCAATTTAGCGGATGCCCCAGGACTATACGGCAAAACCGCACAAGCACTATCGGCAATCCCTCAAGCGGCGGCTGTTGGTGCCGGACAAATGCTTGGACAGAATGCACTTCCTCAAATTGCAGCAGCACTTCCTACCCCCAGCTTGTCTGGTCTAGGACAAATCGCCGGAATTGGAAAACAAGTGGTACAGGGAAGTCCCTCGGGAAGCGCAAATGTGCCTGTTGCTCCTAGTCTCACAGATCAATATGGACCTAGAACATATTCACAAGTTCTTGATTTAAATTCGCCTGAACGTGCAGCTGTGGCCGTGGGACTTATGAATGCACGTGGGCAATTGGAACAAATGAAGACTTTGATGCCGTATGAATATGAGATGATTCAAAAAGGTGCACAAGCGGATCTTCTTCGCGAAGCCGCTGGGTCCCAACTCCGCGCTCAGCTAGCGCAGGGCGCACAAGCCATGAATCAAGCCCAACTAGGTGCACAAGCCTTGGCGCAACAAGGTAATCAGGCTATGCTGAATGCCGCTACCACCCGTGGCGGGTATGTTTGATCATGGCTTCTGGTCTTATTGATAACCTCCTTTCTGGACAGGGTGCACCAGATTTTTATTCGCGTGCATACAGCAGCGATGTAAATATTCCTTGGCTCCAAGGGTACACCAAAAATAGCCCCCTGTTGAATCCTGGTGCTAACTCCATTGCCAATAGAATTCCCAATTACTTTAACGCCGCGCAAAGCGATGTAGGCTTTAACCCATCTACTTATAATTTCTCTACTTCTACGCCAACATTTGGAAGTGTGGGGGTTCCCAATCAATCAAGCTTGCTTAATCAATATGGTCTTTTTTCTCCACAAGATGCCTTGAATTACCTTAGCGCCTCTGCGGATGTAACAAATCAAGCAGCATTAAAGTATGCTCCAGCTTGGTTGGCAAACATTAATGCCGCCAAAGCCGCTGATCTTGGATTCCAACTGCAAGGGGATATTTTGTCACCTACACGACAAGTAGCGCGTAATGTGGCGACAACTGGAGCCGTGGCTACTTCAGCACAGGGAACTGCTGCCCTTGATACAGCTATAGCCAACCAATTGCTTGCAGGTGTTGCCGCAGCAAAACTTGGCACCGACCCCCGTAGGCTTGCTTAAGCTTTATCTAAGCTTGCTATACTGTACTTACTGAGGATTTGCCATGGCAGCTAACGTTGATGTCGTAAATGTAGAAAGTCAAGCGCTGCAGAACCAAGCAGCATTGATGGATGTAAGTGAACAACAGCAAATTCTTAATATGCAGATGGGGTCCAATCTGGATCGCATCAATAGTGATTTTTTCACAACTCAAAATATTAGGCAGGCCCAAGCAACAGGCGCAGAAGCACGCACCACGTTGGAAACGCAAGGTGAACAACAGCGCTTAAATTTACAAACGCAATACGGTGGTGAAGCGGATCTTGCCAATATTCAAGGCCAGTATGCGTTAGCTGGTACTCAAGCCCAAACCGGTGCACAAAGGGATGTTGCTAGCATCCAAGGGGCCTATGGCTTATCACAAGCACAAACTGCTGCAGGCGCCCAGGAGCAAGTAGCACAAACAGGAGCAGAAGCTCAAAAATCTGTTGCAGAAACGCAAGCGGGTGCACAAAGAGAAGTAGCCCAAACGCAAGCCGGAGCACAAGTAGAAAGCACTAGGATGGCTGGACAATATAATTTAGCAGGTGCGCAAACCAGTGCTGAAGCTCAAAAATCGGTTGCACAAACACAAGCAGGTGCTCAAGTCGGCACTGCCCAAATTGGAGCTGAAGCTCAAAAATCGGTTGCACAAACAGAAGCTGGTGCCCAAAAAGATGTTGCTAGCATCCAAGGCGGTTACGGCTTACAACAAACCCAAGCGCAAACAGAAGCTCAAAAAGCTGTTGCCACGACACAAGCAGGTGCGCAAGTTGAAAGCACCCGCATGGCGGGTCAATATGGGTTGGCGCAAGCACAAACCGGTGCAGAAGCACAAAAGGCAGTTGCAACAACACAAGCTGGTGCCCAAGTTGAAAGCACTAGACTCGCTGGCCAATACGGTGTTGCCCAGACCACTGAAACTGGAGTCCAACAGCGCCTCACGCAACAGCAGCAACAAGCGTATGATAATTACAAAGCGCAACGTGATTACCAATGGTCGCAACAAGCCAACAAAGCGTAACCAGCTGGCTGGGTAAACTAAGCGAAAAAGACAAAGAATCTTTTTTTGCGTTCTGTAAACAAGTAAGTTCACCAATACAAATGTACTTATACTCCCGCTTCCTCGGGTTTACGGGTACCATTGTGGAGTGCCATGATTGGGCCAAGGAAAATTACAAAAAACGTAATTTTGCCGCCATCATGGAAGAAGAAATTGACGCCATGCAGCAAGATATAGCCAAGTTGCGCGACGCCATCGATATGGGCATGGTCAAGCAAGATATGGGGACCTCCCGTATTGCCATGCTGCAAAAAGAATTACGTGGCACCATCAAGCAACTAAATGATGAAAAACACCTAACTGACAAACAGGGACTAATCCTCGCTGGAGCAGACCGTGCATTAAGGGAGATGCTTTTGATTTTCCGCGATGACCCTATTGAGGGCCCCCTCCAAGAAGCATCCATGGCGGTGTGGACCAAAATTCTGCAAGAGGAATCCTAAAGGCAACTTAAAGGGTTTTGCTGTATGCTGGAGGCAACATACGATTAATTTTGAGTGGCGGGCACAAGTCTTTACAGCGTTTACCGCAGGACGGCGCGTGCTGCAGCAAAACAACAAATTGTAAAGAAGACATCAGATGTAGATGTTGAAAGAGCAAGGACGGATTTTGCTTATTTTTGTGATGTTGTCGGGGACAAACCACCAGCAGCGCACCACAAAGAGTGGCATAAATATTTATGTACAGGACAGGATACTGAATGCCTGATCGGTATAGGTGGCCCAAACGTAGACATACTTAGTCCCCGTGGACCATTAGCGGTATCCATGCCCGTCGCTACCCCCCATGGCTGGCGACCAATTGGTGATATCACGTTAGGCGATCTAGTGTTTGCAGAAGATGGCAGTTTGACTGAGGTTATTGATATACATGATTATAAAAAAAGCCCCACATGGAATGTAATTTTTTCAGATGGCTCTTCGGTTGTTTGCGATGAGCAACATTTATGGAAAGTAAGAAGAATCGGTACAGATGCCAAAAATACTTGGCGTTTAATGACGTTAAATGAAATTAGAACGCAAAAAGTTGTAGGAGTAAAAGGCAATTGGCGAACTGGAATAAAGGGTATTACAGAAACTTGCCAAGAAGGTGAAACACCCTGGCTTGATTCCCGTGGATATGCCCGTTATCAAATTCCTATTACTGATCCAGTTCAATATCCAGAATCAGATTTACCGATAGATCCTTATCTACTGGGGGCATTGATCGGGGATGGGGGACTAACGGAGTCGGCTGGAATTCGATTTACATCAATGGATGAAGATATTATTGAACGTTGCAAAAAATCCTTGCCAACAGAGCATGAAATGATTCCGGTTTTTGGATCTAAATACGGGTACAGAATTGTCAAAAAAACCAAAAGATTTGGTGGGCAGAATCAAGTTTTAAATTTTTTGCGTGCGCTTGGGTTGCAAGGAAAAGGATCAAAAGATAAATTTATTCCTCTTGAATATAAAATTGCTTGCATTGAAGATCGTGTTGCTCTTTTGCAAGGGCTGCTAGATACGGATGGGACGGTGGGGAATAATCGATCAGGCGGTGGGAAGGTTTCCTTTTGCAGCATTTCATACCAACTGGTGCTAGATGTAGTGGAGCTAGTTCAGTCACTTGGGGGCATTGCCACGATTCATTCTCCGCAGTATAATCAATACCGCATGCTTAATGGGGAAAAATTACGCTCTGAGAATCCTTCCTGGAAAGTAGGCATTAAATTACCCGCATCAATAGAACCGTTCTACGTACAACGCAAAGCACAATCTTACAAACCTTGCACTAAATATTTGCCTTGCCGTTCAATTGTCCGCATCGAACCGGCAACACCGGAAAAAGTAAGATGTATAACTGTTTCGCACGAAAAACATACATTTTTGACAAAAGATTATATTGTTAGCAAAAATAGCGCAAAATCCACGATTGCTGGTTTGTTTTGCGCGTGGACAATTGGAATGCATGCTTTAAACAAAAAACCACTTAAGATCCTGTACATTTCCTATACAGTTGATGTTGCGCGGCCCAAGAGTGCTGCCATTAAACGAATTATTGAAGAGAGTAAAACATACCGCGAAATTTTTCCAATGGTTAAAATTGCCAAGGGTATCAATAGCAATGAATACTGGAGTATTGATTGGAAATTTGCGGGGATCAAATCGGCTGGTGAGGAAGAATTTACTTTATGCTGTGCGGGCTTAAAAGGTGCCATTACTTCTAAACGTAGTCACCTATGTATAATCGACGACGTGTGTAAGTCCGCCGACGAAATAAAAAACCGCGAAATCCGATTGGCAATGGAGGATAACTGGAACTCTGTTATTACTCCCACCATGTTTGAAGGCGGAAGAGCAATTTGTCTTGGCACTAGATTCCGCCATGATGATATGCATGGCACCACATTCATCCCCGAAAAAGACTGGATTCAACTGGTGCAGTCAGCAATAATTGTGGATGAGTCAGGAGAGGAATCCTCCTACTGGCCAGAAATGTGGTCGCTGGAATACCTGCAAGACCGTCGTCGCCAGGCCCCAATCAGCTTCAGTTTTCAGTACCAGAACCAAATTGTACAGACCAGCGAACTGTCCCTATCCCCCGACTTGATCATCAAAGGGAAAATTCCAACCGAGTTTGATCGCCTCGGCATCGGGGTTGATTTATCTGCTGGCGTACGGGAGCGTAATGATTACAGCGTATTTGTCCTTGGCGGACGTGTTGGTGACAAGGTGTATGTCATTGATTGCAAACGCATCCGGCTGATGGGCAACTTGGAAAAGTTGGAGGCAATGATGGAAATGATGTTTGAATGGGGCATCGTTTACAAAGAAGGCACTAGGTATATCCCAACAGGAACCAGTGTTGACGTGTGGTCTGAGGCCGTGGCTTACCAAGCCTCCCTGGAAGCGGATTTCAAGCGTATTTGCCTTGTTGAACATGGTCTTTACAACGTTTTATGGCACCCGGTCAAGGGCTTCCGTGGGGATAAAGTAGCAAGATTCCGTGGCATCATGGGTTTATTTGAACAACATAAGATCAAATTCAATAAATACCGTAAATTCCAAGCGCTGACGGACGAGATCATTAACTTTGGGGTCAGCTCCCACGATGATTGCATTGATGCCTTGGTTTGGCTATGCAATGGCTTGATGGCAAGGGGGAAACTGGAGCTTGAATACTAAAACTACCGCTGTCAAAAGTAGGCTGCAATAAAGTATTCTGGAACTAAACTGAGTAATCACTCAATGAATTACAGCTACTTCCCCATTGAACTGGAACAAGACGGCTACGGCTCTGCTGTCTTCTCCCTCCCTGATGAATTGTGCCATGACCTGGGTCTTGTACCTGGTGAGCGCTTTGATATTGAGGTAGAGGACAACGTGATCATGTTCAAACGGCTTGCTGCTGGCTACGAAATTGAGTAGGATAAACACACCGCGATTTAACGTGTAATGAGCGAAACAAACACGACCCTGGATGGAATGCTGCGTGCCGCCGTAAACCGTGAGTCAAGCGGTGCGGCAGACACGATGCTGATAAATTCACATTTAGGGCAGATGAAGATGTTTGGCATCCGGCAGGGTGTCGAATTTTACCCACATCAAGATAACTTTGGTTCGCAACGATTTGATTTTATCCAGCAAGTCATTAAATTTAATAAGTTAGACGCCCGGCTTGATTCCATTTGGGACCGCTTTTTGGCCTACGGTAAGGGGCTTTTTTATATTCGGCCTACTAAAAAAACGTATCGCCTGTACTGGTTTGATAAGGATGCCTATCGCACCTATTACACACCTGAGGGTGAACTGGATGAAGTCATCATTATTTATCCATACAAGGTAAAGTCATCACGCGGCTTTGGTGGAGTTGGCCTTTCCACGGACAAACGTTATATGCGGTTGCGGATCACAGCAAACGAAATTGAGGAGTACCATAGCGAACAAGAGTTGAAGTTTGACATGCCGGAAGCCTTTGCGGCATTGAATAAGCAAACGGTTGTCAACACGCTGGAATTCATCCCATGCGTAGAAGTTTTTAACAACCCGGATGCATTTGGCACCGAGGGTAGCGGCGAATTTGAGTGGCTCGCCAATCAAGTTGTTGCCCACGATGAGATGGTTAAAAATATCCGTGCAAACCTTTCATTCTTTGGTAACCCAACCCTGCTGTCCTCCAGGCCCAAGCAAGACATCATTGAAAAGGCCGAAGGGGATACAGCGCAACGCCCCAGTATTTCAAGCCAATCGGGTTTCCAATCTGAATTTAGTCTCTCAAGTTCTACTTATAAACAAGATCCCACATCACGAAACGCACCAGGATACATTGGCCGCCCGGGTTCCGGTATGCGCGTGCCAAGGGTTATCGCCAACCTGGAGCCCACAGATCGTGTCGGTTTCATCACGCCCAATGCAGTGAGCGCTGAGCAATCTCGTTACGTCGATCAACTTCGTTCCGAAATCCGCTTGGCGTTGGGCGGCATTGATGACCTAAGTATTCAAAACGTCACCGCAACAGAAATTAAATCCGCTTACGGTCGCGTCAGTGCAACAGCAAAGAAAAAGTGCTTGCAGCTGTACACCTACGGGATTTGCCGTTGCTTTGAGCTAATGATCTTTCAGGAAGAGCAAATCTTCCGTAAAACACTGGCCCAATCATTAGGTTTGGTTTATCCAATTCCACCAGAGGACCCCAACGATCCCAAGCTGGCGCTTAAATTCAAACGTGCCAAGACCAAATACGAAACAACTTTACGAGCTGGTATTGACAATGTAATTAATACTAAGCAAATCCCTGATGGCGTTTTAGGCTTGGTTCCAGATGGTGATAGAACCATCTGCTGGCGCTGGATGGGCCCCGTTTATGAAGATACTCCCCAAGATAAACTAAACCAGTCAATTTTTACAAGAAACCTACAAGAATTAGGTGTTGATAGCATTGAAGCACTGAAGTACCTTTTCCCGTCCAAAACTGATGACGAGATTGCAGGAATGCTTTCTGGTTTTCCGTTTAGAATGGTTGGGGAAGTACAA